TAAGAATGGGAGGAGTATCCTGCCAATCTTGCTGCTTCTCGTGGATTTCCTTTCGCTTCCCCGAACAATACGTCTAGAAACTTTTCTTGCATATCTGTTAAGTTTCTTTTTTGAGTTTTTGTTATAGAAGAATCCATTTCTTGCATTTACTAATTCCATTATTTCTCCGAATGGGAGATTTTTTACTAAGTTTATGTCTAGTTTAACCATATTTTATGTAAAATTTGTGATGACCCTGTGTGTTTTGTAGTGTTATGTTTGCGTGTGTCCCTTAAATAATACATATAGCTACCATTATAGTGTTTATATACAATTTTGTCAAGTATTATTTTTAATAAATTGCAACTGCGACACTTTTGTAGTAGACAAAATTGAAATAGGGGTGTATAATGTTCATAGGAACCCCCAGGGGAGCCTTTACACCTATACTAAAGTTATTTGTAGAAGTACCCCCTAGGGTATTCCCAGGAATATTGTCGGAATATATGGCCCAGAAATATGGCCAGGAGTAGGTTAACAAGGACTTTGGAGATTTTCTGGTGTCTGCATATATAGTATATAGGTACCCCCCCGTGGCACACGCATGGGGTGCATTAAGAAAATTTTTATATATAATTAGAGTAGCCCTTGGGCTTCCCTATAATACTTTAGGGGGTCTGGTGGGGTATTTTTTAAATACCCCCCAGCAAAAAATTAAGAAAATTTTACTTAACACCAGAAACACCAAGGGGTCATTAGGAATTTTG